TCCCTGGGGATATCCATGGCCTTGAACAGCCGTTTTGCCAGTTCTACCTGACGTTCCTTGTAGACGCCATCCATGGGCCATCCCACCACCAGGTGATCCGGTTGCATGGCTGCACCGTTCTTGAGCTTTTCAACAACCCCTGCACTGATCCGGTCCAGTTTCTCACCTGTTGCCACAACAAACTCCCATGGCTGGGTATTCATAGCCGATGGCGCCCAGCGTGCGATGTTCAGGATTTCCTTGATAACATCTCTTGACACCGGTCTGGATGTAAATGCCCGGACACTTCTTCGGAGATATATGCCTTCCACCAAATCCATCTCGCCTGCTCCTTTATTCAGATCGTTTTCAAGTCTGCCTCTTTTATTAGCAATAAGGATGATGCCAACGGAGCGGCGCTGAACGCTAGAGCAGCGCCGCTCCGTTCGGCTGAAACAGTTTTTGCTTTTCGTTTCAGCCAATTAATATACCAACTTGGTTATTTCCGATATTTCGCACAAGTCTACTTTTTTTTATAGTAAATGAAAAGATAAATTTACCTATAAAATCAGGACGATTTAAATTTAATCATTGGGTATTTGCTGGTAATAAAGACAAAATGCCAAGTTGGTAAAACATGGATAAAATGGCAACAGCTTCGAAATAAATACAGCTTGAAAATATGCATGAGCAGTTTGATCTGTAATAATAATGGGAAGAAGAAAGAGAAAGTTGCAGGTACGAAAGAATGGATGAACATGTTCAACAATCAAACTAAACGTCCACTCGACATTATCCGAAATATTTAATCCTCCCAGCCGGATATGTATGATCGATCCATTCCAGAGCGGCTTGTATTGCGGCGGTGCTGGTGTTAAAGCAACCATCGAGGGTGTCAGGATTTAGAACAGTATAGAGCAGTTTGTCTTTGCGGTGGATCTCCACGGTGAAACAATCTACCCTCCCATGAACTTGAATCTGGAATCCTCTGTGCTCTCTGATCTTCATAGCGAAAAAATCCTTTCTAAAGTAGAAAGGCGAAGTATGCCCTCCCCGTGGCCCGTGGACGATTAGTCCATACCCCACTCGAACTGGTAGCACACTCCGCCTTTGCAGTGAGAATTTATAACAAACTTGTTTATTTGAGCGTGTGATTTAGGTCACCTAGATCGAAAATATTTAGATCGAACTATTGACCTTCTTTGATGACTAATTCAATGCGCGATAACAGCTGGCCTGAATATGGCCGTAAACATGGAAGATAACTTGATGAAACAACGGGCCAGCTATAGGGCAGTATGGTACCTAACAGAAAAACGGTTTTAAAAAAAGTCGCTGGATGGAGTTATCTTGACAGCAAGTGTAAAGACGAATGCTAGTCACTGCTTCCTGTAACGTTGATTTTCTGATCATGACTTTTCAACTACATTACAATCAATGATCTTTATCGCTAAAAAAAGGCAGAGTCTAATCATTGACTCTGCCTTTATGTAGAGGAACCTTTGCCTCGCCTTTGACAACGATTTCAGGAAAGCGGAAAATTTGCCGCATCTGAAATGTTTTGCTATGGAAGTGTAAAGTAGACCCAATCAGTGAAAGGATTATTTTGTGATCTTCCTCGGGTCAAGCCTTTAACCTTTGCCCTTGCTTCAAAACCGGAAAGTTGGTCAGGATAAGTATCGCCATCAATATCATAAGTGAATTCGGTGAGAAGTACATCAAGATCAGACTGTGTCATTGAATAACCGTCAGTCCTGGCGCTTGTTCCAAAGGAAAATTTTACTATAATCCCTTCATTCCATATGCCATCGATCAAAACCTCTACATCGACCGAATATTTCTCTGCACCTAAAAGATCGTCCCAATCAAAAAAAACAGAGTCTGCATCAGGAGTACAGCTTAATCCTGTCGGTGCAGGAAGTGTAGGGGCTGAACCAGCCATTACAGACGTCCCAAGCATCATTGTAATTCCGATTAAAAAACTGATCATGATAGTTTTCATTGTTTGTTCTCCTTTCAAGAGTGTTTTGGTTTCATAAAACGTTCTACTGCTTAACAAATTTTTTCACCTCCTTTCCCCTTAAAACAATCCTCTAGCAGGTGCCGGCTATTCTTTTGATCCATACTTTGTCTTAGTACACAAAAAAGAAATGTAATATAGATCACAAATTCAACATGTTTTTCATAGGTCAAACCACTCATACACTTTATAAATATGCATTCCTGTGACGTGTGACCTTCCCTTTGCCCACGAAACCGGGGGGGGAAGGTCAGAGTATGTGATGCATGTTTTCAACGGTAATCTGAACTCTGGAAAAAGTAGATGGGTGGTGCATTAGGTAGGTGAAAGCGATTCATGCTCGAACTGAATAAGCCTTATTTTTGCTGTCGTAGGGCATCATCTCGCTCCTGCCCTTTGTTCTCTTCGAGTATCAACATAATGCTTCTTGTACCACTCCGTTGCGATCCTCAGTGTTTCTCGCTGTTCCGGGGATAGAGACTGCTTGAACTTATATCGATCGGACAGCTTTAGGGAGGCAATCGGCGCCGCCCGCTTTATTGATGCGCCAATATTATGCTCCTTTCCGCCAAGCTCCTTGTATTTCTTTAGGTATCGCTCCGCGGCCTCGAAATCGCTGTATTTGAGCGCCTGCTTGTAATAGTAAAGGGCATTGCTTTTGTTTGTCGGCGTGATCGTCGGCTTTTCTTTCCCTTGATCATCCAACCAGTCATAGACATATTTCCTTGCCGTATAGTAAGCCTGCTCACCGGGATCGGCGTAATGAACGAGTATTCCGGCGATGTCTTTTTTAAGTTGTTCGTATATGCTACCGTCCTGCCTTGGTTTTCCAGCAAGCAGTTTGTAAGGCTTATCAAGCGAGAACGTCCGAAGGATATGCTCCGTCGTATCGCGTATCGGCCTTGGCCTGGCCGGACTTGGGAAGAACGATTGTCCCGCCGCCACTTCGTAAAGAAGCTTCGGTTCCGGCCTGAGACCCTGGAAAAGTTTTAATACGCCGGCAGTAGAAGAATCTTTCGCAAGATCACCGCCGGATTTTCGTCCTGACGCAACAAGTCTGGCTGTTTCCAAAGGATTTTCCAAACCAAACCATTGCAGAGCATCGGATAAGGCGCCTTGGAACCGCAAGGTGATAATAGACCCATCTTTTCTTCTCCCCAAAATCAAGTGGAGCTGCTCTCGCCCGGTCTCCTGTAATTCATCTTCTTCATCGGCAAAGAAGGCCGCATTCCAAAGCATGACCATCCCCATCAATGTCATGGCCTTCAGCCCCAGCTTCGCCGCTTTCCATGCAGCGACGCTCGCCATGCCGCCATAACCGCCGCCCTCATGCTTCACGTTCCGGAGAAGCCGAACGTAGCGGGGGGCGTTGATTTCGCAGTTTCCTGTGATCATCACCTTGCCGTTCTGGCGCATAACCCAGGTGCCATTTGCAGTCTTTGGGCACCACACCTTCCCCACGTACCGCTCGTTGCCTATTGCCCATTTGTGAATACTGATTCTATCTCTACGCTTGATGTAAAGACTTTTTTGGGACACCCCATTGCTATTTTTGTCGCGGATATGTCCTGCCATTCCAAGGCGGTAGCAAAGGATCTGAAAAGCGTCGATAACGGGACCATCGTTCTGAGGAAAGGCCGCAAAATTTTTGTGTTCAACTACGCTCCCCTCTGCCATCATCATTGCCTGGAACATGGCCTCGCAAGATTCCTTGTTGAGTCGCGTGACAATTCCCGGTAGGTCATCTTTTGAAGTAAAGACTTTTCTGATTTTTCTCAAAGACTTGGCCCGAAGTCTAAAGCAGATAGTTTCGGTCGTAGGATGCACGCTCTCAGAGGTAATATAATCCGCAAATCGCGAACGAATTTCTTTAACCATCTCAGGTTTTTTCTGATACAACATCGCCTCAAAGGATTGGGGAGAATATGATCTTATCCTGAAATATCCATCAGTAACCAACCACCCAAGCAGCGCAGCGTCTATCGGAGAAAGGATGCTTCCCTCTTCAAACCTATGCGGAGCCACAAGCGGGATTTTATGATGCTGTTTAAGGTCTTTTGCCAAAACCATCTTTCGCTTGTCTTTGTATTGCTCAATGACCGGAACCCTGTGTTCTTTTGTAAACCTGAATTGATGCTTACCTTGCACATTCGAGAGAGTAACGAGATCTTCATCGACATCGAAAGAGACACAATCAAGCAGTGCTTGCCATTCAGTTTCACGTTTCTCCATACTGTATGACATAACTTCTTCGCCAATTTGTAACTCGCTATGTTTTTTCCATCCTTCCCTCGTCAGAATCTCCGTATCTTCGGGAACACACCAACTATAAAAAGGAATCAGACGCTTTCGGATGTATTGCCCCGCATGACTGATGTTCCCATAATCGCCGACAAGCTCTCTGGACAGTTTCGCCGCTCGGTCATCCATATCCACGATCTGGTCGATCTCAATCTTATTGGATGCGGCATAGATATCTTTTCTACCGGCAGCGAGCTGATCTTTGAAATAGCGATACGCCGCCAGCCTCAGAATGTTCTCGCGCAGTGTTGTCCAGGATTTGGAAAACTCCCAGGTTTTGGTTAATGCGTTCCTGCTCTTGCCGTCGAAAAAGTCAACCAGGCCTTTGACGGACTGCACGTCGGATAACTCCGGGATCTCCCATTGCGTCATTCCGGAGCCGATGACGCCCTTCTGTGTAGCGATGTCGATTTCATCCTTGAGTTTGCCCGGCGGCAATCCCTTGTGCGCGGCCTTTAAATCCTTGAATGCCTGCATAGCGTATTGAGTGATGATCTTCAGTTCATAGGCCATGCAGATATCCGTATCGCCGGACATATTGTTCAGGTTGTACCGGAAAACCCTGTAGGGATTTATAAGCACCCATTGTTTCCACATTGATAAAGTATTGCCAGAGAGTTTCCCAACGAGGCTTTTCTCCGTTTCCGGTCTGAATTCCTTCAGGGTAAGAGCAACGCCCTCCGGCACTACCCACTCAGCATCACGGGCTTTTGCCAAAACCGCGCGAACATCCTTCGACATCAGATCGCGACTTCCTGAGAGCACCTTCTCAAGAACCTGATCCTGAATGGAATTTGCAAAATAGAAGGCAGGGTGAGCATCCGGTTTGTAAGAGACATAACCCTCGGGAATCATATCCCGGTAGGTTTTCCAGTTCTTTTCTCCCACAGTCTCCCGAATAAACTTGTTTCTGTCTGCTATGGCCTTAAATATCGTTGCCGCCGGCATAGCGCCTACGCCCTCATGGTTTACCAAGTAAGACAGGAAGGCAAACATCTTGGGATGAGGAGCATAGAGTTCTTTCGGATCGTCAACATCCTTCTTATTTTCGGCAATGGAGCGAATGTGATCTTCCAAATCCCCGAACTCGTCCGGATAATAAATCTCGCCCATTTCGGTGAATTTCTCCAGTTGGGAGAATCCAAAAGCCATTCTTACCCGGTAAGGCTTTAACGGATCGTCGAAGGCATTGAAGTGAGACCAGAAGGCAGCCATATTCTCAGCCTTTGCTCTGCGTTCCAATTTTCCCTTGATGTTCTCCAGGCGATCTATTTCATTTATCGTCTCGACTGTCTTGATCTGAGCCAGAGCCTGGGACAATACTTCAAATTCTGCTTCTACATACTCGGTATTATAGTCTTTCACTGAGCCTTGCCGGGAGAATTGCCAGCCCTTTTTACGGACCTTCACCTCTTTGGCCGACACGCCAAGCCCTTTGTTTTCTGATTGATAATTCAGATAGGCGAGGACCTGATGATGGAAATAGCTTGACGGATCGTTCGCAAGACTCTTCGGCAGGATTTTTAAATCGATCATCCGTTCGTTGATCTCACGCATGTACTCATTACGCTTTTTGAGCGCTTCCTTAATCTCCGGCCTTTTTCCCGCTGTATCGGCAAAGTGGTCATAATCTTGCTGCACCTGGTCACGATCTTTATAACCGAAAGGCAGGCCTTCTTCCGGGTGCGGAGAAAGCAGCTCCGAATCCAGATCCCGGAGCATGTCCGCAAGAATAAGATTCATTCCGAAGACGTTGCGATCATCAGGACTTAACTTTCCGATGAATTCATCCAGTTTATCGGTGGCCTTCCGCTTCGACCAGACCGGTACTTCCTGAAACTGTCGCAGGACTTCGATCGTCTTACCCTGCGTCTTGGGATCAAGGTGCGGAAAATGACGGGTTATCTCTGTCCAGCCTAGCGCCAGCAGGTCCTTTGCCTTATCTTTCATGGAGGCGTGCTTGATGCCCTTTGCAGCCTTGATGCGTTCTTGCACCTCGGGGAAAAGGGATTTACTTTCGACACTCGTGGATTGAATAGAGTATTCTTCGTTTTGCTCATTTTTCTTGACAAGATCATCGAACGGCTTTAGACTATTACCGAAACCCGCAACCAAGTCAGAACGACTAAACGTAGGTCTGGCTTGCGTAGCGCCGGATTGAGCACTAACCTCGCCGGTTGCATCGGGTTTTTCTTTCGCCCATCCCGTCAATAGCCACGTTTTTTTATTTCCGTGTTCATCAAGAGACAATACCGCTTCGTAGTTACCTTTGGAAAGTACCACTGTTTTGTTTCTAGGGGTGTATCTGCTTATCTTTCCGTTAATGACAGTTGCAATTACCTCGTGGACAATGCCGGCACCACGCTTATTGCCGATATGGTAAAGTCCCTTTTTTTTATCGCCATAAATAAAGGTGACATCTGGAGTCCCGCCATATTCCACCAAATCTGGCCGCAACCCTTTGACCGTCGATTCCTCTGCTCCCGCCGCAATTGAGTTAATGGCATCTCGAACGTCAGCAATCTTCGACGCAATGGAGTATTGCTTATCGAGATAATCGCCGACATGGCGTCTCGAACGTTTTTCATTATCCCTCTCAAATATCTTCCCCGACTGCAATTCCCGCCCGATCATATCCGCCGTCCGGATCCCAGCAATCCGAGCTATGAAGTCTTGGATCTTCTGCCAAATCTGAGCGAGCACGGTCTGTTTAGGCTTCGGTCCCCGCGAGAAATCTGCAAGCCAGTTTGCCCGGTTCTCTTTGGGGCTTAAGTTTTTATTCCACTTTCCGTCTTTTCGTATCCTGGCATTCAGCGTAACCTTATCCAATTCTGTAATGACGCCAAGCCGTTCCAACCAGTGAACGCTTTCGTGGGTGATCGTCCAAGGGGCTTTCTCTCTAGTCCGCACAACCTGGATGATCCCTCGACCATTTTTATCAAGACCAAATGCTCCGGCAATAATCTCCCCTTTCTCAAGAGCTTCTTTTTTGTAGCCGACTTTGAGGTTTATGGTGTTGGGATTAATATAATCCACGCCATAGATGGTTGCCTTCGCTCCGTTCTTCAGGGTAACGTAGAAGTTGTCGCCGTTTTGAATCACTTGTTGCTTTGGAAAGATGGACTTGACGGCTTCAAGTGTAAGGGGGGCTTTTGTGGCTTCGCCTTTTTTGCTGACGGAATAGAATTCCGTCGAGTCTGATGTTTTAGGCAAAGTATCTTTTTCCGCTCTTGAGCCTGTCGCATCTACAACATCAATCAGCCTTCCATTAATAGCGGAAGCAAAATCTGTAATGTTCTTTAATTCCGCACCTGTAAGCGTTCTTTCCGGTTCGTAGACCATGATTGCGTTAGCATTTGCTTTATCGATTGCTTCAAGCAATCTTTCTTGGTTCGCGCCCCTAAGACGCGAATAATCCTTGATACCGGTGACAAGACCAGAGGGCTGGTTTTTAGTGTCGGTTAAAACCACGCCGCTTTCAATTCCGCTCTGTTTAACAAAATGGATGAAATCTTCAGGGCTTGATATGGTTTTCTGGTTCGGAAAGGTTTTAAATATTCTTACGGTTAAACCCGTTTTTTTTGATTTTGATTTACCTAATTGAGCGACATTGCCTGAAATTTGAGAACCATCAGCATTATAACCACTGTAATCCCCTTTTGCGGAAACGACGATGCTCCCACCCATGTTCAACCGAGTTCCTCGAAGCAGATTGGATAATGCTCTTGTAATGTGTACGTCAGCATCCGACATACCTGTTTGTTGGGATGGATGATTGTGAACGAACCAAACTTTTTTAGCATCTGGATTTCCCAAAACATTGCCCACCACAATTGATGGGTCAATATTCGTCGATGACATGCCCCCGGTACTATGAAGGTTCGCATATACAACCTTGCCGGCGTTATCGATGGCAATCGTCAGAAATCTTTCTTGTGGGTATTTTCCAAGGTAGGCGGCTCCGATCTGCGCGACATCGGAGATGGAACTTACTTTTCGGGGGACTGCGATCGTGCCTTCTTTTTCCGAGACGATTTCCGGTAATATGAGGGCATTATCAACTCCTCTTCCTGCGTCGGGTACAGTTCCCCCTTCTTCCGTTTTAGTTTCGGTTTCGGGAAATAAACTCTGCTGCTCCCTTGTTCGTAAATTACCATGTGTTGATTTTACTCCTGCCCCCATGTCTTTGTCAAGGCGATATCCGGGCCTGCCTTTATGTATCGCCACGCCCTCAAACGTCACCGGCTCATCAAACAGTTTTGCATTATCCTGCGAGGCTGTAGCCAGTTTCCCGCCGTGCTCACCTTTAGATGGTGCAAGCGCAAAATTCTCTTCGTAGGTTGTTCCTGGGAGTTCGGTTTGGGTTTCTGTTGCGGGTTTCTTGTCGGTAGGTTTTGCTGCAACTTCAGAAAAGAAGTCGTCAAGTTCCTTTAGGACGGCTTCTTCGTTATGGATATCAGTCCCTTCGCTTCTAAGCGCTTCTTGAGCAATGGAAGAAAGGTCTCCACTACTCGTTTCGATTCTTCCGGCGTCAATCCCTTCTTCTTCGAGCTTTGCGAGTTGTTCTCTTGCCCACTCATCTTGTTGCTCCTTTAATTTCTTCTCCAGAATACGCTCTGCCTTACTTGGTGTCAAGATATCTCTTGCCTGTCCGGTTTTCAGAAGCTCAACCAGATCATCACCAGAACCTACGTCGTAACCTTCATCATTAAGGATAAGAGCGAGATCGTCAGATCCCATTCCTTTTTTATTGTTCAAGACCCGTTTCAAATCAGGATATTGGCGAAGCTCCTTTGCCCTGTAATCTTTCCCGGTTTTCAGCCCTCCAAGTTCATTGATCCGGCCAATGACACCCTCGGCGCCTTTCCTGGGTGACGTTTTTTTCTCTTTGAAGGTTTTGACCTTAATCGGCGCCTTGGCTTTGGCCTCAACCTTCTTCCCTGCCTCATGCGCCTTCACCGTCAGTTCACCGGCATCCGCATCTTTCGCCAGAGACTTGATCGTATCTTTGACGGCCTTACCATGCGCCCGTACTTCAGCTTCAGATAAGCCGGATGCCTTCTTGACGAAATCCACAAACTTATCGTCGAGTTTTGACTTCTTCTCCTGGGCGGTGATATAAGCGGCCCGGTCAACGTCGCTATCAAATTTCAGGGTGAACTTTTTATTGCCATAGCTGTATCGAGGTTTCGCGCCGGATAGGTTGGCGGGAAGTGTAGATGTCCCGGCCTTCAGATCCCCTTTCACCTCGGTTTCGGTTTGCTGGGTGGCGGGGGTTCTTGCTTCGCTCTGTGACGCGAACTCCTTTGAGAACGTTACTTCTTTGTTTTTTAGCGCCTGAGCTGCTTCTAATGGGCTATCGTATTCGTATGCAGAATACTTTGGCCAGGTAGGCATACCCTTCGAATTGTAAGGTATGCGTTGCAAGACCCATTTCCCGTTTTCATTTCGGACGCTGCTGATGCGCTCCTTTCTATTTTGGGTAACAACCCCCCCTCTTGTGCTACCATCAATATAATATCCCTTGGGAACATCCACAATCCTTTTACCCGCTTGCGTTTCCTCTGTGGCTTCTGAGGATGCCCCAGGAGCGACGATCTCCCCTGCCCCCGTGGGTTTCTCCGTAACGAGTTCTTCCTTCCCTTCCGTTTTCTTCGCTTCGGGAAGTATTCCACTTGTGCCGGCCGCTTTGCTCTTGACTTCAGAAGCGCCTTTAGGGATAATATCAACTATTCGCTGTGGCGATTCCGAATGAACGTTTTCAGACGTTAGAGAGGGACTTCCTTCGGGAAGGGCATTGCTCGCATTACGGATCTTCCACAGCGATTGCATTGTAAGTTCTTTCCTGCCAGTTCGCACTTCCTCAACATAATAAATAAAACCATTTACTTTCTTTGAGTACTTGATTACATCTTCACCCTTGCCGGTGGTCCCTGCGTGCTCTACTGAATCATAATTCTTGACGATTTCCGGGGCCATTTTTATATCTTCTGACGATATGGCTATCTGCCCGCGCTTAGATTCTTTTTCTGCATTTCCGTGTTGCCGCATCGCATGACGAATCCCGAAAGAATCAACTGTATGGCTATACCCATCAAGCTCTAAACCTGTTTTTTCTTTAAGTAGCCGGGCTTCATCGGGTGTTACATCGTGATATCTGACCGCCCGTTTTCTATTCGTCTTGTCGGATGTTGCATAATCATAAAGAGCCCCAATCTCTTTGCTGCCTCCAATCATAGTGTCTTTCTGAAGAGGTTTAACTCCCCTCTCCGTTTCACTCGTGCCGTGTACACCGGTGTCTTCTTCCAAAGGCGATGTCTTGACCGCTGCTTGACCTGACTCTTTTCTTTCGGCCTTTTCCCATTCTTTTTCCGCTTCATGCACAAGCGCGACGGTATCAGGGTTCATCCCCTGCATTCGCTGCTTTGCGGACTGGACATCTACATATTGCCGAATAAAGGCGGACCTGTCCGTTTTGCCTCTGCGCTCTACTACCGGCTCTTGCTCTTCACGAGTCTTCTCCGTCTCCTTGGCAATTGTCTGATCCAATTTCGCTATGGTTTCAGGCGTCAGGTCTTCTTCGGATTGAACATCGATACCCGTCGCCTCTTTTTCTGCCACTTCTTCGGCATTCTTTATGATCTTTGTAGCGACTGGATTTTGGCTTACATCCCCTTTTAAAATTTCTCTGGCCGTCATCTTTGAGCGTTCAATCGGTTGATCTTTTAGAAGCTCCGATCTTGCTGCCGATTTCTTTTCAGTCTTCTCTTTCTTTCCGGCCAAGTGAGAGTATCCGCCACCTGCTGCGCCCATTACCGCCCCAGCTAACATCCCGGTTGCCGCCGCATTGGCAACGCCTTCATCCCGGGGTTTCCCGAGCGCCATATTATGAGCGATTTGCTCTTGTGCTGATTGCGGCAATTCCTCAAAGGCGCCCTCTTGCAACGCCGATTCGATTACCTTCCGCAGCACACCTTTCTTGGCGCCAGTATTGACGGGAGCGGCCAAAGAACCACCCGCGAGCAAAGTATCGACATCCGCGATTCCCAAACGTTGTGCAAGCTTTCCGCCCATGACGGCAAACATGCCTGTAAGAGCCCCGCTGCCTGCTGAAATCGCCGCTTGTTTTGCAGTCAAAGACCCCGCGTCTGATTCCTGTCTGATTTCTTCGGCAGTCTGACCGGCGGAGACTAAACCTTCACCGGCAGCTCCTGCTGTTACTGCTCCTATTTTCGGAGCGACGCGCAAAAGACCACGGGCTGCGGCGCCGCCTCCGATCATAGATGGAGCAGATTCAATAACGGAATGAATGATCGTTGAGGGATTTTTAATCGCAGTCCTGAGCGTTTCACCAAATCCTTCGGCTTCTTGGACTCTTCGATCCGCTTCTATTTGCTCAGGTGAAAGATACCTATCAAGTATTTCTTTGGCTTCTTTTGGTTTGAATCCAATTCTCTCGGCGATTCTACCGGCAGCGCCTCCTGTTGCGATATCGGCTATGCCGACGGCTGCTTCAGGAAGCCCGATTGCGCCCTTTACTGCGCTAATCAGAGGATCGGAGACGGACCTCTGAAATCCGACCGTCATTGCGGATCTATTTGCTTCCGGGGATTGAGCTTCTCTAAGCGGATTCACCGGCTGAAGCGGTTGCCTGCCCTCAATCTTGTCGAAGGAGGTCTTGTACGGATTAACAGCCCCGATGCCGCCGGAGGTGTTGTCTATTCTTGCAAAAATATCCTCATACATTGAATATGCTCCGTTTAGAAACCTGTCATTACTTGAGCACGCCGCAATGCCCTGCGTTTCTCTTCTCTCTTTGCCGCTTCCGCATTGTACCCGGTCATGAATTCCCTTCCGGCTCCCGCAACAGCATTCCCGGCAATGCCGGCACCAACAACGGCACGGCGGGGAAACTGGGTGACTGCTTCACCCACGTTTTCTCGAAGGGTGTCTTGCGCGTTCAAAACGGACCGCACCCCCGCCCCAGCTCTCTGGAAGATGCCTGTTGTCTCAACGGGGTTTCTCTCAAACACCTTCCGATGGTCTATCTGCCTGGAGGCGCCACCGTTCATCGATCCGATACTTACAGGCTGCGTTTGCGTTGGCCGCTGCCGAATGGCGGGTGGCGCGACCTGATTCTGCTCCGTTCTTCCGGTGATGATCGGCTGCTGCGCTGCAACAGCAGGAGCATCCGCGGGAGCGGCGACAGTAGGAGCGGCAGGAGCGACATTCCCGGCCCTCAACGCGGCATAGGCGTCCGGGTTGGTTTGGCTTAGATTCCGCAAATATCCTTCAACGGCAGCATCCCCGCCGGTCCGCTGCCGATCGGCAAGCGCTGCCGAATGTTGCCTCAAGACATCGTCCGCCACCGGATTCGGGCCAAGCCCTGTCCTGTTCGCAATGGTCGGAACCAAACCAGCCGCAAAAGGGTTTGATTCGGTAATCCCCGTATCGGGGTTTGTTCTTGTTCCTGAAGATTGCAACGCCTGGTTAAAAACGGATATATCCTGACCGCGTTTAGCGACTTCCGCGACCACATCCGCCTTATATGCTTCACCGCCTTGCTTCATCTTCTCGATATCGATTGCATTGTTGGCTTTCAGTGTCTCGATTGTAAACCCGTGGTCCATGCCCATCTTGAACTTTTCTTTTTCCCAAGACAGTTGATCCTTGTCGCCCTTTATTTTGGCCTCCAGTTCAGACTGCTTCTGATTGATTTTCGCAAACTCGATGTTCTCTTGAGATGAAAGCTGCCGCTCCTGCATTTGTTTCAAGAACTCCAGCTTTTTCTCGAAAAGCGGCATGATCATCCCGATGATGTCTCGCAAACTGTTGTATGCCATGGTGTGACCTCCTTTTAGTGTTCACATGACCATAATTATCTTGGGCACAAAAGCCGGTAAAGCCGGTCCTGTTGTAATGTAAAGATACGGATCTTTGTCCGTACCGCTATTGTCGGCAAAATAACAGCCATTTGCATATGTTTCCCCGTTCCCGGGAGCGCTGTCGTCATAGTCATGAGGTTTCTCGCGGGCACACACCTTCGCAACACCGCCGAAGGCCGATTGCACATCCGACCTGCCGGTTGCGTTAAAAGTCGTTACGTTGTACGAAGATGACGACCATGCCGAGACGGAACCATAAGATGACCCTGAAAACGAGTCATAATCGGCATTCGCAAGAGTATCGCCCTGTGTTCCTTTTTGGGCCGTAACTCCGGAATCTTGTGTGCTGTACCCGTAAATATATTGCAGAACCGCCGTTGCGCTTCCGGAAAGAGCCGATACGTCATAGTAAAAAAAGGCTCTGGTTATGTAATAGTTGCCGCTCGTCTGTAAAACGCGATGAACGTTATTGTAATATGCAGCGTTTGAATTATTTGAATTTCCTGTCTCTGCGCTTCTCACTGTTGCCCATGCAGCGTTCAATGCTGTGACATACCCGTCCGCCGTTGAACTATACACGGTATCCGCATCAACCATGAACGATTGCGGCAACTTTGCTTTCCCAAACGCCTCAGTAGGCTCTTTGACGTAAAGATATTCTCCTTTGCCGACTTCAATCAGGCTGTGTTTTACAAGCCCTTCATACCTCCCCGTCTCATCTTCTTTAAGCAGCGGTTCGCCCGTGCTGGGATCAAGCAAGATCGGCCTACGAAGACGAAACCGATACTTTCCCTCCTCATTGAATATCCAATACTCATCCAAATGGGCATAATACTGTACGGTCAATCCCGTCAAATACATCCTTAACGAAAACTTGAAGCCATCGTCTGCATTGGTCAACGGAAGACATATGCGCGTTCCTTGCCGCCTCGATTGTACGATCACGGGGCCAATGTCATATGCAATCGGGGAAATAGGAATCTTCGAATGCAGGTCAATCGTTTGCGCTTTGCCGTTTATCTCGATGGACTCTAACGAAAATTCAAGCTGTTCCGACCCGCCTTGATCCTCGTCAGGTCTGAAGCCTATAAATTTATAAGCGTCATCCGCTTTCTTCAACCCAACGGAGACAATGTTCTTCTCTCGCAAATAGATGCCCTCTGATTTCGAGCTGAACGTATCCGCGACATCGACAATAGACACGGGAGACAACTTTCCGCCGGCATAATAGGCCAACGGGTTCTGAAGGGTGTTGCATCGATAATGCTTGATGCCCTTATCAGATGTCAGATATTCAATTATGTTCCGATTCGCAAAACCGGATGAAGTTATTTCAGCCATTTACCCTCTCATTCACGGCAATTGAAATACTATTTCCACAATCAGCCCCTTTGGGGCGGTAGTGGAAACAGCATCGACATCTATTCTTAGAACGTCTCCCGTCGCCACATCGTCATGGTCTGTATCAATTGCGCCGGGTGTTTCAGACGTTCTCGTGCTTGTTTCGCCACTCTCAATGTTCATCAACGTTGAGAGCATGTCTTGAGAATCGGTTACATTGGCTATCTGTATCGTCGTGGCGCCTGTTATCCCGGCAGTGATCACCGTAGCGGCAACCCTGACCAGGTTCATCCCATTCAATTCATCAGGCACAACAAAATAGGCTTTGCCGTCACCGATCGTCAAATCGGCAGTGGACTCAACGACCGCAAGCGCTATTACCTTTTTTCCTTGATTTGATCCCGCAAGGGCATCAGGCGAAATATATTTCGCCGCCTCCGATCCTGTGTTTATTTCAGAAGCGGAAGCGGCAGGTGTGGGAGCAGCAAAGCTAAACGACGTCGTATCATGGTCATATTGCAGATTCTTCCCATCGTCGCCGGAAGCGGGTTGATGAATTGATTTTCCCCATATGGCATCTACAATCAGGTCTTTAATAAACCGAGACATCAAATATCCCCTTATGCAGGTGTCGCGTAGAACACCAGGATCCGAGCCGAACCGGCGCTCGATGAGTCCGCCGAATACGTGGCAATCAGGTCCTCTGCGCCCGCCTCGGCTTCAAGACCGGGACAGACTTCGAATATCGTGCCGGCTGCGCCCTTTAGATCGTTCTGCGTTGTTGCCATGTATTTACTCACCGTGCCGGAGATGCCGATACTCAACGTCGGAGCGGTCCCATTAAACGCCGTGTCGATGATCACCTGAATATTTGTGATGATAGAATCGGCTGGTTTTGTGAACATGGCTTTCGGAGAACTGTCGTCATAGGCCAATGTCGTTGTATCCACATGGGTCAACGCCGCAGTCGATCCGGCATCTACCCATGTAAGGTTGCCGTCTCCATCAGTCTGTGGGACCTGCCCAGGCGACCCATCATCAGGTGGAAGAGTAAACGAAACATTGGCGGTCATTCCGGTTGCCGGACGCTTTAATGTCATCTTCCAATCCGCCGATGCCTCCGTGGCATCCGAATTCAGCACGACCTCGTCTCCGCTGACACTCACCTTGCTTGCCGTAACCGGTGCGTCCGTTGTTCCATCCGCCGCCTTTACTTCCAATGCAGCGCTGTTGTTCTTGAGTTTGACGCCAGATTTCCCAATCTGGAACGTGCTCGCCAGTGTCCCTAAAAGATCTGCAAAAAGTCCCATGATAAAATCCTCCTTTTCTAGTTTTGATGTGTAATGACAATTCTACCGGCGCCTTTAGAGCCGCCCATTCCCGGCGTCACGTAAACATAGACGTCTGTTTTTGTCTCATATACATATTGCGGGAATACCTCGTTTACTCCCGTTTCCGTAATATCCATGATGCCCGACGAGAGCAACCTGCTGTGATCGTTCGCGTCTCCCACACTCACCACAGGATCCGCACCGTCAAATCCGGATGTAATAACCAGACGTACCGAGTAGATGAGTTTGCCCGCCGCCGCCGCATATATCTTTGTCGGAGCATCTCCCCAAGAGAATTGTATTTCAGTAGTGTAGGGACCGATAACCTGATTGCTCATTGGGTTGGCTCCTCATTATGCGTCACAACCAGTTTTTTGTTTTCATCAAGCCGGATATTCGTAATTTTGTACTCGCCCGGAATCGGTGCGCTCACAACAGCGTCCGCCGGGAGAGACCCTTGGGCCGGCGCGGAGCCGACGACCTGAGCGCCCAGAAAGGACTCCCCGAATACATACACTTGCCGACCGGCCACCGTGATGATGCTGTCCGGCTGTTTGACTATCCACACCGCTTTTGCCTCATCAACACTGATAAGAATATGGGCGGTATTCGTCGTCGTATTGACCCAGATATAAGAACCGATAGGGTAATTCACATCGGACGCCCTTGGAGCCCTGTTGTTGATGCCGTATGAGTAACCGCCCTTGATAACCCAGCCCGGATCGTTCATTCCTCATCCTCTTCCTTGTAGTAGGTTATGGGAATAATCACGTAATCCTCGCTCTTGCTGCCATTTGCCGGTTCGCCGTATTGCTTCTGGTCAACAAAGCTGAAGGCCGCGTCGATCTTCTTTTCAGTGCTCCTTACCTTCAATACCGCTACCCGCTCGCCGACCGTGTACTGATAGAAATCGCTGGCATAAACCGTAATCACTATTCCGTGATACCGAATCGTGTATTCGTCACCAATGCCGTTATCGGTTCTGTCCTCTTCGAGGGTGATCGATTCGACGATTCCCGAGGTCAGGTTTTCGGCATCTATCCAGTTGCCGGCATAGAGAAACGGGTTGCTCTCCTGAAACCACCAGCAATGTGCCGGCGCCGGATACGGCTTGCAGAGGATGCCCATGAATTCACCCGGCACGGGGAACACGTCTTCCGGCAGAATCCACAATCTCATCCAGCCTTTCGGCGAAACATCCTTTCCGCCGTAGTCTTTATCCGGGATGCCCCTGCAACCGATCTCTATTTGTTGGCCGTAGCAATTATCGGGCGACCGCACGTAGCCGTCGTCTATGAGGTAATCCCCATAGCAATGAGTCATGAAACTCTCTTTCGGCGGGAACAACTCTGTTGGATTCGGATTGAATACCGCCTCCAACGATGTCGGCCTGTACTGATCGTTATCCTTCGGCTCGTCACTCCAGGATTCCTGAAAGAAGGCGATTTGCTCCATAACGCCGAGCTGACCGACCGGAAACGTCAGATAGCCGACAAAACCCTCCAACGGCAATCGCTCCTGCACCGTGGCCGCCATCGGATAATTTTTACCGTTGACCGTCACATTCTTTTTTACCTCTTTGTTTTGCGTCCTATCCGTATCCCATCGGATTGACTGCCCCTTTGTTCTGATCTCAAAGGCCATTAACTGGACGAAATATTCCGACTCGTTTTTTACCGCTGATGCCTTTCCGAGTTTAATTCCTGTAGGCACAGAGAGCTGTCCCGGGTTTAGCAGACCCCGAAGCGGCTTAATTACATTGCCTCCACTTGCGAGTTTTTCTTTAATGAAGGCCAGGCGTTCGTCAATATAGGCGTCTGGCGATTCCTCGGGATTCACCCATTTAAAAAGATTGACGTGGTTGTGCAGATACCAGAGATCATAGGCAAGCGGGGCGCTGATGGAGACAGGCTTATTTTCTCCTCCGAGCGACTTCATAAAATCACCCGGTTCGAGGGTGATATTGCGGCCGTCTGTTCTTACCATCTTTGCAAGTTGCCCGACCAGTCCGCCCGTGCCGGCAATCCCTTTTTGGTGCAATGCGGCAACCATATTCTTCAGGCCATGCTCGTTGCCCTCAGCAGTCTTGACGGTCTGAGACATTTGATCGAAAGCAGATTTCCGCTCTTCCGTCAGAAGACCCCTGTCTTTAAGCTGCTGCTGCAATGATGATAGGATACTGTTCAGTTCCATTATCTGGATCCCGCTGAAATGGCATGCGTCAATTCCGTTACGACGATGGTCTCCATCCTCGATCTGGCCGCAGCGATATTCGCCTCCATGAGTTTGTAAGCCGCCGCAATATGCTCTTTAGATAAAACCGATTTCGAGACCGTGTCGGCATTGGTTATGCGCCTATCCGAATAATGCTTTTCGACATCCAGATCGGACAGATCGCGCCTGTTGGAAGTGGAAATCCCTTGCTTCGCAACCTGATCTTCGAGCTTGCGCACCCGCTCGGTTGTTTGTAAGGACAGCAGGCTTTCCCTCAAGGATCCCATTTCTTCTATATGTTCGATTAGGCCGGCCTGATGTGCTATTTCCGCGTTAATAATCGCCTCTCTTTGAAGGATTGCTTCGAGTTCGGCTTCCAGCGCCGCAAGTTCGGCCCGCGCCGCCGCGACACCTGCGATAGTAACCTCAAGCTGGGCTTCCAACGTCGCCGTCCGACCGATTTTGTTCCTTAGTTCGGCAATATCCGATATCAGCCGTTGCTTCCTCAGTTCTGTTTCGATGAGGTTCATCCCCTCTTCAACAATCGACATCTGGATACGCGCAATATCGATTGCACTGCGAAGTATTTTCAAATCCATTTCAGCCGCGGCTATTTCCTTTTGGACCTTCTCGATTTCCGCAAGGGCAAGGTTCGCTTCCTCAACGATAATCTGCGCCTGTAATTCCGCAATCCTCGCTTCAGTCTTCTTTTTCTCCGACTCAAGTCTGGTTCTCAGCGTTTCAAGGGCTGCTCTGTCGGTAGCCAGCGCCCCCATTTTCGCATCCCATTCGGCTTCTTCTGCCTGCCGTTTCAGCTCTCTCGTCGCCAACTTCCGATCGTTCATCAAAACATCAATGCCTGCCAAATACCGCCTTGCTATAATGGAGTTTAATACAAGCGTCTCCTGCACACTCAACTCGGCGAGCTTATTGTTGTAATCTGCCAACAGATCGGCCAGGCTGGTTTCCTCGACGTCGGCTAGATAGGTGTGCATATTCAGGTAAGCCCGCGCATAGAGCCCGTAAATAAGATCCCTCTCTGCTTTTTGTACGGCATTAAATGCCGCCGACCAAAGGAAGGCCGGCCATATCTTGGATTCCCTCTTTTGCGCTCTTTGGTACGCTTGTATCGACATGGATCACCTCTAAACAGCCAGGATATGTTTCAGGGATGAAGTTACCTTTGAAATTTTATCCAGTTCCGCCGTTTCCGCTATTCTCCTGGCGTCGTAGTATGCCGTTTGGTAAATTCGATGCCGGTCGAGTTCTGTTTGTTCGCTGATCACATTGGTTTTCGTTTTTTCGCTAATACCGATCACAGCCTCTTTATCGGCAAGCACCGCCTGATTTGTCGCCGTTTCGGATTCGTTGATTGCGCCATCCGTCGTTTTTTGCGTGGCATTGAGTGTCATTTGTGAATCCAATTGTCTGTTCATGACAGACTCGTCAACCCTATTGCCTGCGTCTCGCGTTGCGATTTTAGCCAGGAGAAGTTCAAGATTCTTTTCCTCTAATGCCTTCCTCGCCTCCGCTGCCTCGGTCCGGACATCGGCCTTATCAATAGAGATCCCCGCATCAATAACCCGTTGTTCTGCTGTCTTCAGTTCAATCGCCGCCTGTTCGGCCAGTTCCCTCCCGTATTGCTCAGTGACCGTGGTCAGTTCCGCAATATGGGGAATGAGCTCTTCTTTTTTTGCCGTAGTTGCCAGTTTTGCCGCCAGAAGGGACTGCTCAAGGGGGGTCTTCTGCTGTTCGGCGGCAAGAAGCTCCCGCTCCTTCGCAAGGATTAATTGCAGGATAGGAATGATCTCTAATTTCTTTTGCGCTGTTAAAAGCTTCTGGTTGGCGAGCATCACCACGTAGTCGGCGGTATCGTCATCGAGTGCGGCAATCTGGTTCCTGATCGCCTCTGCCTGAAGTTCTATGGCTGTCTTTGCCTCTAAAAGAACTGTTCCCCGGCTTGCGGTCTCGATCTCAAGGCGGGACATGGCTTCGTCTTTACCGGCCATATCCATCTTTATCCACGCCAGCTCCTTGTCCCAATCGGTCAGCATTTCTTGTTTTTGCAGCTCCCATTCCATGAGAAAATTCCTGTAGCTGAGGTCGTAGGAAATACCGGTCTGCTTGAGTTCTCTTTCAATGCTGTCTTGAAGGATGGCAAAATTGATTTCGGATAACTTCAGTTTGGTATCCGTCTCCATGTCGTTTTCGGCGTCATAGAGAAAACCGGGCATTCTCAGGAACCCGCGACCGGCAACCACAGAGAGCGCGTCGTTTCGCCCCTTGACGTATCCCCGCATCACTACGCCTTTTTCATGGAACCATTTCGCATTTTCCCGACTTTGATCAGACATGAGCGCACCTTTATCCCGCCAGGGCTACCGGCAGAATCTTGATGAAATCCAGTTCGTCGAAGCTTGTTACCGACAGTTTCCACTTCTTCCCCGAAATATCCCGATCGGAGCCAACCTCGCCGCGTGTATCGATGGCGTAGGCCCGCCGCGTTCCATCCTCTACTTCCAGCATGAGCATCGGCTGTGTGCCGGAGATCCCCAGCCAGGCACGGCGCAACTTCTTCCTGTCAGGAACTCCGAAAGCCGTTTGGCTTAAGACGACCCCCGTATTGATGGTTTCTCCTGCGTCTGTGTCGCCGGTCAGCTCATAGATCCCTGTCGAATTCGCTCCGTAGGTTTTTCCCTCGAACATGCAATAGGAATTGAAATCAAAGCCGGAATAGACCGACGGGAAGAACTTCGGTGTGTTCAGGACGTAACATTCGTAGGTTTCCCCATCGATATCGATAATGACATTCAGGGCGATTGCATCCTGAACAAGGCAATAAGCGCTCAGGCCGCTTGTTGTCTGGTCGGTCATAACGAGAGCATCAGAAACGACTTTTCCGATGGCGCTCACACAGGAGGACGCATCTGCGAGCCCCAAGGATTCGGCCAAGGACGGCATGAAGGATATAAGGACGGCTGCCGTATCGACCAGCGCGAGGACGTCCGCAATCAGCTTATCGAATGCCCTTCTTGCCTCATCGGTCAAGCGCAGGGTGTCCGCCGCGCTGTGGTTGAACAATCCGACTACGGTCGCGAGGTCGCTGAATCTCATATAATCCAGGACTCCGACAATCCATTGAAGGGTGATATTATCGGCAAGCTGGACGGATTCCGCAATGGATCTGTTAATTACCCGTGCGCCATACGGAAGATCATAGAGGTTCAACCGTTCCGTCGGCACTATTTCCGTTCCGTCCCAATTGTTCGATTGACTGTCTCTCAGTGTCAGCCAGTCAGAAACACGGATTCCCAAGACAGGCAATGGAGCATCCGCCAGGTTAACGCCTTCTAAGACAGTCTTCGCCCAGCCAGGCAAGGCATTGTCATAGATAAAAACCGTGTCGGTCAACGACACATTGGCGATATAGGCATAAGAATCGGAATCTGAAAATTCCGCTTCTTCCGCAATCTCTCCATAATAATGAAGACCAAGCGTGTCGGCATCTGCCAGGTCCACATCGTCATTTACTGCCTCAGACCAATTGGAGTGAAATGACTCTTCTAAATGGATAGTATCTTCGACAACGCCCTCATATTGCGGGATTCGGTCAGTCAGTATCAGGGACTCTTCAACGGATTCGGCGAAATAACGGAGTACATCAGAGAGATCAAGCGATTCGAGGATGGATTCTTCGTAGCTGTGAAAGGTGCCCGTGCGTATCTGATCGAATTCGCCAACGCTCAGGATACGATTAAAGACGGCAAACTCATCCAGGATACCGTCATATTCATAAGATGAGGTAAGATCCCCACGAGCGCCTAAAGCAAAAACTACATCTGCAACCGACTGCTCATTCGTCCAATTTTTTGTATAGGTAGTCGCTTCACCGGCAGTGTCGTCCCATACTCTTGCTGTACATGTTTTATTTACTCCGTCACATGCAATTCCTATATGATACCACCTGCCTGCTTGAGGATAATGCAGGGGCATAGTTTCGTAGTTTGCGCCATTGTTATAACCATAATAAACATGCAATACGTTGGGATCTGATATACCTAATGACAGAGCGAAAGATCGTTTATTTTCAGTGATATTATATTTAGAGAAGATATACATGTTGGTCGTTGTTACTCTCTCGAACTTGCACCAAAACGCCACGGATGTTTTTTTCACCATATCGCCGCTTTTCAGCGGGAATCCGGCATCAAGACTCGCGTCGGCTATGGTCATGTAATCGTCTTGGCTATCCTCAAAGTCTCCTGCGCAGGAACCTTCCTTGAAATTTCCGGCGCCGGTAGCTTCCGACACCCCGTTATTTGTCAGGGTGTTCCCGCCGATGCTGTCCGCGGTCAGAGCGCCGGATTCAAAGCGCCATAACGCTACACAACCAGGATCTGCTGCAAAATTGTTCGCCACTTAATGATCCCCTTTTCAATCCTGCAAAAACTCATACGTGTAAGATATCGTATTGAAGCTTCTTGATTTTACCCAATAAACCGCGAGCGGTGTTGCGGTCCAACTCTCGACATATTCCGGGAGTTCTGGGTACTCTGGGAAGCGGCCTGCAATACCATAATAGGTGCAGTCGCCGATCTGCGCCGACATTTTTATATAGACTTCGGAACCTTCAAGATTTGGCGGGATCAAATCGAACACATGCGAGGGCGGGGCTTGCATCCTCACGGCTCTGGTATGCGCATATGCGTCGTGTACTACAGAATATCCGTCGCTGAAATCATAATGACATGATCCGCTAGGTGTAATGGAATCGATGACGGCAGGAAACCACCCATCCGGGATGTTATGTTTAACCGAAACGTTCCATTCGGGGTCTGTTCTGATAACATTGAAATACGTTAGCTTAATTGGCACGGACGCATAAACGGTCAGTTTAAGTTTTACACCTATGCCGCCTGACGGATCGTTTTTAAATATAAAACGCCTTAAATCGCTGACCAGGCCGTAATCCGTCCATGCAAAATCCTGCTCCATAGCCGGATATATATCGGATAGAGATCCGATCTCCTCCGGCACGGGGTCCGTTGATTGAACGATTTTGGCATAGGGTATTGTATCCTCATATGTGCCTCGTGGTTGAATCAGGTCCTCTGGTTTCCTGCGGTCTGCATCTAAATATCGATAGGGATATTGAGTTGTCGGCGTGGTTATCTCGTAGCTTTCGGTCACTACAGGGGCTATGACATAACTTACCCAGTAGCCGTTGGGGTCCTTTGGCGCGTCCTTATCCTTAAATGTTATAGACCAATACCCCTTGGGAGGCTCTTTTTCATTGGGAATATACGAATATTCGATCTGGACGTAATTAGATAGTGAATCCTGAACATTAAAATAGATGACATAACTGTCGTCTACATGTTCGCCGTTACCCAACGTGAGAATAAATTTCCACCCGCATGGCCTTACCCCATCTATATGGGCGATCACTCGCGCCTCGCTTTTGTCATGCTTCACCTGGACGATAACCTCATCCTCCTCGGCAAATCCCGCCGCCGCCCCTTCTATCGCTCCGTTGTCGCGCAACGGCGAATCCGGCTCGCAATGATAAAACAGCAGGGCGGTTACAACACCGACAGAGCACACATCCACAGTGCAGGTGTCGGTTGCCGCATCGATTGAAACAATGATTCCTCGGAGAAATTCATACTCCTGCATGTCTCCGACGGTGGGATAATTCATGCGGGGCATATCCGGTTCCCTTATTGTCCAATGACTACGATCTTAATCACAACGCCGGTCGGCGGTGCGGGCGCGACGGTATCAAGCGTCAGCGTTACCCAATCACTGTAGCAGCTTTCCAGGCCGCCGCTTGCAGTGGCCTTGACTGCTGTTACCGTGAAATAGTAGGTTCCGTCCGGGATGTCCTTCAGCGCGTGTCGTGTTTCCTTCGCTGCAAACTCCCGATGAACGAACTTGGGCGAATTGTCCTGTTGCAGTTCCGTGCCGTAATAGACCAGATAGCCGCCCGTTTCGCCTAGCGCCTCATGGTCCGCGCTGGGCGACCAGGATAGTTCAACGTCAGAGGCAGCCTGTACGCCGGATGGAATGATGAATCCCCAAAACAGCGCCAATATCAAAAAGGATATTATTTTTTTCATGTCCCGCTCCCTTCGTTTATGCGACAGTTATGCATCTCCCAGGAGATATACGTCGTAATGGCCATGCCGGTCGCGTCTTACGCCTTCGTCCAAAACCTGATCTTCAACGTACTTCAAAAACATATTTAATAATTTTCTGCTCTTCAGCGTTACAATCAACAGCCTCGGATGGTCTTGACTGATTCGACTCTCCGCCTTCAATGCGCGACATAATATCTGCAACTCTTTTACAGTCACGGGAGTCTGCCGACCTCCGCGTACCTGAATTTGTCCTCGTAAATAATCTCGAAATCTTTGTAATTGACCAGCATGTCTGCAAAATGGTCCGGATTCCAGCCGTAGCCGTCGTGACCTATCAGGCCGCAATGATGCAGATGCTCTACGGCCAACTCCGAGCAGACGGGGATTTTAGCGATGTGCAGGATGACGGCAAGACCTGTAAGGTGAAGCAACAGCCGCCACCAGGGGTAAATGGTTCTATTCCATTTCAGCACCTGTCCATAACCCATATCAAACAACTCGGGCGTCATAGCACGATGCCTGGCAATGAGGATCTCGCAGCCTTCATAATCTTTGATGTGGGCATGCTCTATCTTCATAAGCGCCTCGTATGTGCGCCCGTCTCCGGATACGATAATGCCGGCATGGTTGTACGCCACATGATCGTCAAGCGCTTTAACCCTCTGAGCCGCCATGATCAGCTTTGCCAGCCATGTGTCGGTGTAAACACAAAAATAATCACCAGGTCGTAGTTCAATCATTCCGCGTCCATTCCTTCGGCAAAATCATCAACAGCTTCCAGTATCCGCATTTTATCAACCGCGTCGTGTGTGTCCGCTCGCGGATCGAACCCCATATCGATTAATGCGTCTGTGTAGGAGCATAGGGCCCGCTGATTGCCGTGCAACATGCCGTAGAGCGTCATGGCGTACCGTGGGAATTTCTTGTTGAGCGCATCCTGGTTTGTCCCTTCTACGCTCTTTTTCAACAGCCCGACCCAATCCTTCACCCTTCGGACAAATACGGGATGTCCGCATCGAGCAAGGGTGAATCCCGCAATGGTGAAATAGGAGATTTTCATCGCTAACCCTCACTAACATTCAACACCTGTTTCGCGAGCGCCAAGAGACGCTTGCGGTCGTCCAGTCCGTTCAGGCCGCCGTTGATCCGGCGCGTAATCAGACGGATATCGTCTTTATCGGCCAACTCATTCAAGCTTTTCCGTTGCCAGTACCAGCCGGCCACGTCGGCGCACAGATAATCATCCAGCGCCAGGCGACCAGGATCATCCAGCAGATACACACCGCAAAAGGTTCCGTAGGCCGCGTAATTCGCCCGTCCTGTCAACTGTATCAACCCGCGCCCTTTAAACTTCTTCCCGTCGCCCGGTTCTGTATTGCCCAGGTCCCTACGCCCTTCATACGCCGCGCCCGATGCCAATTCCTCGCGATAGCGCAGCTCACCGCTTTCGTGTCCGATCTGCGCCAGAAAATGCGCCTGCCTCAATGGAGTGCCGATCTTGTATCTCAACATCGTTGCATTTAAAGGATCGAGCATCGCTTTAATGTGCGCGACCTTCGCGTACCTGTAAATCAAGCGTAGTTCACTAATATCCATGTTTCTCACTTCTCCCTCTTTTGGAGGCGCAACTGGTTATCTCTTATTTCCCTTGTGACGCCCTTGAGCTCGTCAAGGGATGCTGTGATCTGCGGTAAGTGGATTTCAAGCTTCGTTTCCATCTTCGTGATGCGGTTCTCATGGGAAAACGATGCGATGGTTATCCATCCAAAAAACCCTATAACGAAGGCAATCAACACTCCCCATTTCAACGTAACCATGCTTTCCTTCTGAGCTTCACACTTCTGATTTACTTCGAATCCCTTTTCCATTGGACCTGCGCCTCCCGGGTTTTGATTATTTGTGAGCACTCATCCTTCTAGAGCTTTCGATCTGCCTAGCTTGTAGTGCATGTGATCTGATAGGTCACAGCCAGCTCATCGTCAGCAATCACCGCACGGGACGATGCAAACCGTTTCGCGCACATGAGTTTGCCCCCTGTTCCCGTCTTGGCTGCGGCATCGCCCAGGAATGCGCCGTAAACGGTAATGCCGGCGTTCATGACAAAATTTGCCTTTGCCGCCGCATTCGTGCATACCGCTGTGGAGGTCGCCGCAATGGTATAGGATGGCTTATTTGTTAAGGGATCGTCATAATCCGCGTCCTGACATTCCTGGTATGTTCCCGCCGCCCCCAGTTTTGCCGCAGCGGTATCTCCCACCGCAGGAGTGACATCGCCCTTAAATATGCCGACGTACCAGATGGCAGACCCGGTCTTGGATGTCGTCCCGAAGATGATATTCAGCAGATATGCCATGCCTTCCGTAGTGAAGGTGTTAGGATTCGGCTCCCAGCCTTCAAGAAGGACGAGGCCGCCCCTGGTGTGCTTCAGGTGAACGTTACCAGTGAGTTTGATCCCGGACTCCTGCCTGTGCCTGGCTGCATAACGCAGATCGGCAATGTCTCTAAACCTCTGTAAATTCAGACCCGCAAGACTTTTGATGATTTCTATCATTGCTCATTCCTCCCTTTCGTTTTCATTCAGGGCAAAGAAAAGGGGCACATCGATGTGTCGGCACCGACATGCCCCTTTGTCCTGCTTTGCCTCTCTCTCCGGGTGGCCACCCTTCGAGGGAAACCCTGATTGTTAATAACCCTTAGATTGATTCTCCCCCGCGTGTCTGAACAACATCCACGCTGTCCGTAAATTGCCCCGCACTTTCCACCCTCTTAACCCAGCCGCAAATCGCAACGTCTGAGAACCCGGCATAACTGCCTTGAGTATTCAGCGACATTTCCGATTGCGGCACCTTGCCCGCTCGCAAAACAGCTATTGTTTCCGGATCAGATAATCCGGACCCTTGAGAAGAACTTGTCAATATCTGGATTGTTCCATTCAGATCGCGATATAAAGAGGCCCCATGCTCCGGGGCGCCCATCCTTAATTTGTTCTTCGTCAGGTTGAACACTCGACCGACGACGTTTCCGGCAACGATACCGTCCTCAGCCCTCCAGACCGGAACGTCGCTGATGACCTTCTGGTCGGTCCCCATGATATCGGCCAGGTACGGCATATTGTCGCAATAGATGAGCGTACCCTTGACCGCTCCGGCGCCAACGTCTTGCTGAACCATCTTGCCCGGCTCCGTTCCGGCCAGAAAGTGTGTCATATGCTTAAGACCGATAAAGAGACCCGTATCGACCGAGGCAATCATGGTTACGTCATCTTCATAATCGAAACGGTTTGATGTTAATTTAAACCAACCGAACCTGAACGGCTCGCTGTAATAGATGGAGTTTTTACACGATCCCCATATCCGGCCAAAGGCGTAGCAAAGATTCTCCATGAAAGGGGGAGGACTGCACAGAAAAGACGGCAAGGGTTCCACATAAGGCAAATCAACAATCGCATCGACGGCGCCGACTCTGCTGAAGATGCTCTCGTTGGCATCCGTGATCCAGACCGTTGCGCCGGCCGGACGGTTGAGCAGTTGAATCCCGCCGATATCCGATAGGGTGATCATGGCGATCGGCCCGTTGCCGGACATCTCATCGCCCTCATGATTGGTGTAACAGACTCCATAGGTCCCCGCCGGAAGCCCGCCGCTCGTCGAGAGCATCATCGGCCCAGGCGGAGGCGTCACGCCCCATGAGGAAATCGTATTGTTCTCAGGATCAAATATCCCCTTCCAGAAAGGATTCGAGGCGTAGACCTTTCCTTCCACTTCGAGGTAACTCACGGGAGAAACAGGACCATCGACCGCGCCGACGTCAACCGCAACACCCTGGACATTCCGATAGAGACGACAGTCGGCGACACAGAGCATGCAGGATTTACACGCCCATAGACTGTGAGCGCCAGGTAGAGATATCCTGAGCTTATTGCCCGCTCGCATAATCAGACGCCCTTGCTGATCCACATCGGCGTTCAGGATGATCCGAGGCTCGACAATGCCGTTCTTAGCATCGAGATAAAACCCCTCGGATGCCTTGACATTGTTCATCCCGGCAAAGCGGTTTAAATAAATATGCGGGTCTCTTCTGGCCATTAGTACCACACCGGCGTACTGGTAACTTTGTAATAAGGTTTCGATGCCTTGGGATAGAAAGCCTCCATCATCATGAGCGCCTGCCCATAGAAATTCATGTACTTCGTCGTGTTGGGCGTCTGTCCGTCAATCCCTTCCTCGATCTGAGAAAACAGCTCCTTGACCAGATAATTGACCATCAGGGGCTTTTGCAGGTGAGAAGGAATCCACGAGGGAAGATCGCTGACCAGAGTGATTTCATCCGGGTTCTTGTAATAATAGAGGGTAATGATCTCAGCTTCTTCGGGTATCGGCTTGTAATAGAGCGTCTGAAATTCGACGGCCACCTTCTCCACCGGACCGGCTGCATCAGGGTAATGAGTAGCTATCAGGTCCTTGAGGTTTGGTCTGAGGATTAGACCGTTCGGGTATGTCTCCGACGTTGCCAAATAGAGGCTGTGATGATAATCGGCGGGCATAGCCACGTTATCCGCGGTTATCGAGGCCGTGACTGTTGCGCTTGCGGATAGGCCCGGGATCGCGAATATGGCCGCTATCTCTTTAATGCCCATATTTAAACGATCAACCATCCAGGCGTCACCATAGGATTCCGATCGGGTGATGCTTCTGGCCTCGGTGATCACTCCATCAACATTCATGCCGCTTTCCTCTTTCCGGGTTTGCCCTTCTTCACTTCCGTTTCAGCCAGTGTCCCATTCGTTTCAGGTTCGGTTCCTGCCGTCTCTGACATCGCACCATTCGTTTCAGCGACCTCTGAAACTGCCTTCTCCGCTTCATTAGAGCAGCGTACACCGGCATCTTCTTCTTTCGGCGGCACATACTCCCGATAGCTGCTGCTGGAGAGCATCCACTTGAGATGTTCCTCGTTGTGGATCAGGCAAACCATTGCACCGTGTTCATTGCGTTTGAACTTGTGTCGGTAATTTTCGATCTTGACGAGGTGCTCGTTGCCCTCTCTCGGTACTACGCATTCGATTATCATTTTCTACTCCTCCTCCTGGGTTGGCGGTCAAGGCAGGGCTGCCTTCGGAGGAGGCACGCCCCGCCCGACCATAAAAGATTAAGCGTCGTATTCTTCGGCGCGATAGCTGAGAATCCCGCGTATGGTTCCACCCTGAAGGGGCACAGCCGTCACCCCTCCGTCGAACTCGGCCACATCTACCGTTAGCGAACTGTCATCGGTTGTGCAGGTATAGGCATTGCCGGCCGATCCTGCCGCAAGCGCTTCGAGCGTCAGAACCGTTGATGTTACCGATTTGACCCCGACCGTCGCGTGTGCGGCAGCCACCTTATACAGGACTCCATCATCGGTATCCGGATCCTCGCGCAAAATCGCCGCCGCCAAATTGGCCAGGGACGCCGCCGCATTGGCTCCGGCGAGAACGTCGCCCTCGGACGTCGGCGAGGATGCCACAAAGGTGTACGTCTTCCCATTGACCACTACAACCTTCGTAGGTGTAACAGGATTTTCGTCCGATGTGACTTTACAGGTTGCTTTTACCGGCAAAACACCGCCCGTGGTTGTCTTCACCGCGATAATACGATCGGTTGCAGACGGGGCGATCAGCGCATCGGGAAGCGCAGTTGCCCGAAGACTCCCGCCTGCCCGTCCAATGGTTGTCCCCGTAATGAAATTAGTGGCCGACACAAGGCCGTTTTTGTCGGCGTTTAACACACCTACATCCTGGACGAGCGCCGCCCCCGTATCAAGATCGTCCTCGATCAGTATAAAATCGAGCGGAACGCAAAACGCGGGCAGAATCACCAGCCCAACCAGATCGTTAACCGCAATTTGACCGGCAGTAACCTCCAGAGTTCCGTCGGCAACAATAACCTCTCCCGCAGCCGCAGGAGATACAGCCGGCCTGCCTCCCATTATTTCAATAGATTCTGTATACATATATTATCCTCCTGTCAGTTGGGGCGCTGGTTACACGCCATATACGGCCGCCCGATACGTCAGGATGCCGCGAATTGTTCCTCCCGCCGCTGTCCCGGCTGCTGTTTTAATGTGCAAACCGAATAATTTCTCCGTTTCGACCGGCGCCACCATCGGGAATAGGGTTGACCGCGCTATACCGCCGGCTTGTGCGGCTGTCGATCCGGAAATCATAACTTCATCGACCTCCGGGGGGGTAGCGGCCTCGTCAATACCGCCGCCGTTAAATACTATTGCGGGCGACCCGCTATCGAGATCATCAACAATCAGCGTGAAATCCAACGGGATGCCGCCCGGCGGTAGAATGCACAGAGCTACAACCGCCTCATCCACGTTTTCGGTATCGGTGATTTCGTAGGTGCCGTCGCTGACGTATACTTTACCCTGCTCAACAGGGTAAACAGCCGGTCGTTGCCCGGCCACATTGTCAGATTTGAGTATAGCCATGATATTTTCTCCTTCCAGTAGTGTAACGAGTTAAGGCGGGAACTCATGCAAGCCCCCGCCTGTTGATCGGTTTGGATTACGTTCCAGGCTGTTTGGCCGCTGAGTCGATTGCCATGACGCCGAAATCGAGGCTGTTGAACGTGACCTTCGTCAGCCCAAAGATGGTATGAGTGCTGACTACAACCTGGTTTCCGTTGTCTCGCGTTTCCTCGTGCCATCCAAAACGCAACCCGGTTCCCGCAGTGCCAAAAGCCAGAACCGCGGCCTGTGCGCCCATGAACAGCCCGCGAGCAGCCAAAACGGCACCGCTGCCATAATCGTTAAATCGGATTACAGCCTGGTGCTCATGCAAAACGACGTTGTTGTACATGCCTAAACCGCCCTGGAAGATCGGGTTTTTGCGTCCCTCAGCAGCCGCCGCGGCTTTCTGGATATCGAGCCACGTCCCCGTCCCGGTCGCAGTTCTGAGGTCATGCACCTGCCACGGATTCATCACCAGCACGAAATGCTTTTCTCCGCCAATGAGGATCGGCTGGATCTTGGGGATGCCCTGGACCCCGCCGCCCATCATGGACGCAGCGGCAACCGCCATGTCGATATACTTCAACTGCATGACATCGCCCGCTACCATTGCCCCCTTAGACCCCGCCGTATCGGTGTAAATGATATGGTGAGCATCCGGAGCCGCCAACGCATTGCCTGAAAAGCCGGTGTAGCTTGTCGGGAAAATGTAGTCTTCATTGATGCCGCGGGCGCCGGACAGATACATGAAAAAGAGCTCGTCGAATACTCTCGCCCACCATTCACCCTGCCGCTTCCGCGCTACTTCGCGCAGAGCGTGTACTGTCCGCTTGCGTGACATTCGACCGCCCGTATTGACTCCGCCTCGCATCTGATCGATCGCGACGGAATCTGTGTAGAATTTCATATCTTCCTCTTTGCCCTCCAGGGGAGTATCTCCTTCAATCGGTTGCATTCGTAATTGCATGGAAAGATCGAAGCTGATCGTATCGCCTGCATCCTTTTCCAGCTCTTTTAAAAGATGGATCGGCATAGTGCTGTCCGGTCCGCCCATAAATTTACGGGAGAAATAACTGTCCCGCGCCACGTCCACGGCCAAAAACGCCGAATACATTTTCACAGCCTTGGGGTCATTTACCCCGATAATGGTCTGTCCCATGGTGAAACCTCCTTGATTTGTGATGTTAAAAAGTCTTTATGGTTCCCTTTTCCCTCATCACTTCCTGCGGTACAGGCCGGCTGTGTTTGAACCGGAACGCGGGACCGGCGCATCATTGCGCCGAATATCAAACTCTCCGCCCATATGCCTGGCGGTCGCTTTCGCTTAACGCCGCAACGGCATTTTCGAACTCTTCACCGGTGAGCTTATCGAGTGTATCGAACCGGTCTCCCATCTCCTGAGACTCGGCTAGAGGCATATTGCCGAGCGAAACGCTGCCCTTCCCCTTCTCAGCTTCGGCTTTCTTGGCCGCTGCCAAGGCTGCCCGCTTTGCCTTCTCCCTGTCGTCGCCCTCGCCTTTACGCGCAGTCCGTCCCAGGCTCTCGTCAACAGTCTCCTTGGCCTTCAGAAGAAGCTGCCGATCGGTCATCTTCTTGCCTTCCTCACTGGCCAACAATCCATTTACAACATGAACATAAGCGGCATTGAGAACCGGGTTCTCGATGTACTCCTTATTCTCTGCAAAAAACTCGCGCTGAGACGCCTGCCAGATGTTCTGAACGGTTTGGACGGCGACTTGCCTGTTGATGTCGTCGTACATTTCTATCTGAAATTTGATTTTATTCAGGGCATCACGCTTCGTGTTATAGTCCTTGACGGTGATGTCGCCTTCGTCAAGTTGCTCATCCAGAGCTGCCAGCTCACTATTGATAGATTCGAGGGTTTTACCCTCAGTACCCGCTTCCAGCTTGAACATCGGTGGAACGGGCGGCTGACCGCCTTTGTTGCCGTCATCCGCGCCAGCGCCCTCCTTGGCTTTCCTCTCCGCGTCTTCGGCGGCCAGGCGTTCCGCTTCGGCCCTTGCTGCGGCCTCATCATCCACCGCCTTCTTGTTGGCGTCCTCTTCGGCCTTCAGGCGGCCATCCTCTTCTTCCTCACTCTTGTCGTCATCGCTTTTGTCGTCTTCGGCTTCGGTTTTATCGCCATCATCGACGCCATCATCGTTCTCGGCTTCGCCGTCCTGTTCCTCCAGCGCCGCTCTTTCTTCTTCGCTGAGGCCTTCCAATTGTTCATCTGTAAACTCTGTCATGATCGGTTCTCCTTCCTCCTTTGGTTTTTGGTAATAAAAAAGCCCCGTAGAATTGATTTTTGGTCAACTCCAACGGGGCTTAGTAAGCGCGGTCGGCTTATCGGTCTATGCGGCTCTCAAGCGGGATAGACCGATGGTATGTGTTATTTCTTAATTGCGTCCTCCAGCAAACTGACGATCATCTTTAAGCCGCGAATCAGTATTCGGGCTATTTTCTTCACGTCTTCGCTCATCCCTTGTCCTTGTTATTGCTCTTAATCCCTCTCTCCGTGTGACCTCGCAGGCCTTTGCTCCTTTTAACAGCCTCGCTATCGCCACTCACACCATCACCCTTTGACTGTGCCTTTTCCATCATTTTCCGTCCATGTTCAGCGGACTCAATCGCATTTAAGGTCTGAGCTCGTTCGATCCTGAGTTTTTCCCGATCGTAATCGACGCCGGCGGCGCTCACCTGCTGATTGACCAACTCAGTCTTGATCTTCGCGGCAACGAGTTGGGCATCCTGCTCCAGCTTCGCTACCTTTGCCTGTTCCGCTGCAAGCCTGGTTTGAAGGATCTGATTCTGCAACTCGGATTCCTGAACTCTCGCATCGGCTTCCGGGTCGGGTGCAGGAGGCGCGTTCGGGTCTGCCTCGGCATCCGGTTCTGTCTGCCCGTTGATCTGCCTGATTCGCTCAACAAACTTTTCCTTCTCCGGTAAATCGGACAGGTCGAACACTAGATCCAGGAGTTGAACCGACACTTCCGGGGCCAGCTTGGTCATCATATCGCTTAACGTATCAAACATGGCCTTGCGCACCGTCGCGCTATAATCCTGCTCGGAGACAATAAAATCGGCCTGGGTCTCCGTAATATCGTTCTCTATGCGGCCGGTCTCGGGATTCGGGGCGTTTATGCTGAGGAACTCAGGCTTGTTGCCCTTACCGATGATCCGAATCTGCTCTTCATCGGTCTTGTATTGCTCAATGAGCGAGAGAGTGATCTCGCCGGAGAGTTTGAACGCCAGCCGGTAATTATCGAACAGGTCTGCCGTGATGACATGACCTTGCTCTTGCCTATTGCTGATTGCAATACCTGATACGGCATTTGTCGATCTGCCCATCAGTTCATCCGTGACGCCGGAGGCGTTTTGGAGATATCGCTCATCCTGCTCCATCAGGGCGATATGCTCGCGGGCTATGTCCCGGTCGTTTTCGGTGCTGATGCTCTTGATCTTGTCCTTTTTCATGACGGTAATGCCGTCTGGGCGCTGCCGGGAATCGTAGAACTCATTCAGCGTGCCCACCCAGGAATCCTCTTCAACGATCGTTTTGTTGCTGTTGAGGATATAAAGAGCCTTGGACCTGCGCTTATTCAGGTCTCGCTGGGGATCTCTCAGATTACGCACCATGCCATACGGCGCATTATCTTTCTTCCGCCGGAATCCCCATATGGGCACTAGAGGAAATCGATTGTGCCGGTAAGGAGCCGCCTCGTCGCTCAAAACGTGACTGCCGCAGAAAATCATCTGCCTCATTTCCAGGCGGACGGTATCAGTAGGCACACCCATGCCCATTTGAACGAGGTCGCCATGCTTAGCCTCGTCGAACTTTACGCCATTGAGCGTACCCAGATCCCGACCACCGCGCAGTACTTGCGTCCGCGCAGGAACCCGATACCATGCCTCTACCAGAAAGACGCGATTGCGCCGCGTTGTCGATACCTCTCCCGCAACGCTGAAGAATCCGCTGCCGATCATGTTTGTGTTGTTGGCGCCGCCGTCTCCGCTCAGAGACTCATCGAACGCGGGGTCATCCATAGATGATAAAAGGTTATCGACACCTTGATTCGCGACGGCGTGGATGACGTCCGCTCGGTCCGGGAACCAGGTAACGGCGTAATCCTCATCGACCCATTTCCCTCGGAATATATACCGAGCATCGGACAGATCAGGCTCCACTGCCAGGGAATCGTACCAGACATTTCGCCAGTCCTCGTAGCGGATTTGGATTTTTTCATCGACCGAATCATCCACAACGCAATGATCCAGCCAGCCGACACCGGATATCACCGCATCAGCAAACGCCATGGAACGGCGAAATCCTACATTGTTGACGTCTGAGATGTACTTCATCAGCTTAGTTTTGTTCTCCGCTCCAGGCGCGTCCTCTTCGCCCCTGGGCATAACTCGCCAGTCAATGCGGATCTTTTTCTCCGTGCCGCTGACCCATTTAATCGTAGGCTGGACCTGATTAAATATCAGGGCTTCTTGTAGTCTCTCCCTCAGAATCGCCCGTTCTTCGTCGGTCCACTGACCGGGACCGTCGTAAATCTCATGATCCCGCATGGCCTCTGTGCGCCGCTCCATTTGATTCACCCGTTCCTGCATCCACCAATCGTACACGCGGTTAAATCGTTTCCGCACATCTTCCTTGTCCAGCGGATGTTCGCCCTTCGGCGGCTTCGGCAGCCCTAAAGCTTTGAGCTCATCGAGCGCCTGAAACTCGCGGGGTTCGTGCTGTGAACTGGCGCGTATGTTTTCGAACGGCATAGCCTTTATCCCTTAATGAAAAATCGGCTCCATGTCTTCCATATTGATCGCTTTCGGCGCTTCCACGTCATAGATCGGCTCTATCTTCTCGACAGTTCCTTCGTCACGCGGTAGCATCTTCACCAGATCGTCGATCCCCTCCATGATGACGCTGGAGATGTGCGACATCAGTTGGACAAATTGCTTTTTGCCCTTCGGAACCTGAATGTCAAACAGCCTGCAGAGTTGCAGTGCCCTGTTGGCCAAGAATGATTCAAAATGATCGTTGTGATCCTCGCTGTACTTCCAGGCATCGTCCATCTTGATAATGAATCGCTTGCGATTATCCCGAACTACCGGACCCAAGAAAAGCGCTGGTTTCCCCTCGTAGTAACCCAATGTCCTGCCGATCATTTTCATCTTCACACCGCCATTGCGTTTTTGGGTAAGCTCTTAGCCAGCTTGCTCCATGAATTGCTGCCGCTGGTTGATGGTTTCACCATGCTCATGTCCGGGTCGCAAATGCGGGCCAGGCAATCGAGCATGTCGTCATGCACGGACACAGGGAACGCTCGATACTCGTCTTGGATGAATGATTGGACAAGATCTACGGATCGGCCATCATAGGTTTTCTTCCATAGGATTCGCGGAATGTAGATTCTTCCGGCCTCAAATAGTGGAATCAGTTTCCGAATTCGATCATTTTTTGGGATGTTGCCTTTCAGTTCCGTGATGTTAAACCGATAGTTCTCCCGGTCCATACGGTCCTGCATGTGCTCGATGTCCGCCTGCATCCCGTATCTCTCATAACCAACATCCAGCGGCCGGTATTCCCGATGAAGCCTGAAAAGTGCGTCGGCTCGCTCCTTGAGATTGAGTCTGTCCCGTAGTCCATCGATGAGATAGTAGTTATCGTCTCCACCTCGTCCGACAACCAACATCACCGTGTAGTCGTTCATTTTTTTCTTCTCGGATGCGGGATCACAAAGGATGTAAATATTGAGGTTTGATGTAGTTGGCGTCCATTGTCGGAGCCATTTATCCTTGAAACCCTGAGCTTCATCGGCTTTCGGGTCCATCAGCATCTGACATGAAAATGTATAAGACCCCATCTCTGTGCGCTTCTCGGCCAGTTGCTCACGGCTCAGTAGAACTGGCTCGCCCTCTACCTTCCCGTCAACAGTTGCCGTATGGATTCGGGGGATCGCTGCTTTGCGGTCCATGATGACGCGGTAGGTGTCGTTGTAGTGATAACGTGTACCAATGTAGCGTTTACGGCCATTCTCGGATAAAAGATTGAGTGATAATTCCCACGCATCAGTTGTCTTTTGGATCATTTCAGGTGATGTGACGCTTTCCCTGGTCACAACGTCGTCATAGATGATCAGATCAAAATGCCTTGATGTCGGCTGGCCGTCTACCAGCCCCCAGGCCTCAACCGTGCTCTCCTTCGGATTAGTTGTTCGTCTAACAATAATCCCATCATCCTCTGACCATTTCGGCGCCTCTTTCTGCGGGTTCTCCCACAACACATCATCAAAAAGATATTTCAGGAGCACATTGTATTCGAACTCGCGCTTGACTTGTCGCAGGAACGATTTTGCTATTGGTCGTGTGTGACTGAAAATTCCGACGGTGATATCAGGGTTCTTGAGGATTTCCTGGATGGTGAGGGCAAAAGTGATGATCGTTGACTTGTAATGAGCTCGCGCCCACAGATCCAGGTGATTGTCTGGATTGGCTTGAACCTCTTGGCAACGCTCGTATAGCCAGCCGCGGTCGGCATCTTTCCTGCCGAGAATCCAGGTAAGAAAGAAAAAGAGGTTTTCCTTGCAGAGCTGCCGTTGAGCCCCTTTAGATGGCTCCTCGCCCTGCTGCTTCATCCCTGCCAGATACGCAGTAAGCGCACGAACTCTCTCGTCTTTAATTGTCTCGGAGCTAAACGACGCCATACTTCGCCTTCATCGCTGTTAAAAGTTCGGCAAATTTATCTTCTGCTGATACTTTGAGGGTTCCTTGCACGTTGACATCGTGCTTTTCCGCTGGCTTCATTTCCAAAAGGGCACTCGCTATTTCGATTGCTTTCAGCCTTGGCCCATGAGCAATTAGTGGCTTGGAGTAGATAATCTCACCTCCTTTGTCGTGAAAAACCTTCACTTCCGTTGCATCCAGCGCCTCAGAGAGGCGCTTAGAAACACGTCCGGTAGACACCTTGTAGCGTTTGAGAGATTTTAGAGTTTGTTGCCGTGCGTAATCAGCAGCCTGTTTTCCGAGTTCTGGATTCGGTTCTGTTCCGCTTTTCATGGCGGTTATTATTTCATGATTTTACAAGAATGGAAGATATGCTAGGGGTATGCTAGGGGTATGAAAGGGGTATGCCAGGGGTATGAAGTGTTGTTTTATTGTTTCCGTAAATCATCGTACTTGACGATCCATTTTAAAATCTCTTCCTCAATCACAAACGGCTTCCCGCTTGGTAAAGATCGGACAGGACAATGAAGACGACGGCGCCAATCACGAACCGTTTGCCATGACGTACAACCAAATTTCTCTTCAAAAAAAGCTAGGATTTCTTTGCGACCAATTAGCCAGCCTTCACTCACGTTTTTCTCCTACCCATTTTATTCTTCGGTCATGAGATTACTTTAATTTATTTCAAATTCTTAAGTTTTCCTGAGTTACCTCCCTCTGGCCTTCCAATACCAGTAATCTTGCTCTTCCTCCTCCGTCATTTTCCGTGACGGTGCCCCCCACCCTTCCGCACTCAATACCAGACGCACGAGGCGTTCATCCGTGATCCTTCTATCGTCCCAGGTAACGATGATAGTTCTACCATCTTGCGTTATCGAAAATTCCTTCCCCGCATCCATGGCCTCTTTTTGCCGCATACGCCTGGCTATGGTTTCGTCGCGCGTACGCTCTGCCGCTTGCTCTGCAGGGGTCGGTCGTTGTGGTGGACCGTAGTTGGGGCGCTGCCGCATCCGCTCCGCCGCTTTTATCCTGGCTTGTTCCTCCTTCCTTGCAACTCGTCGCTCCCAAGCCACCCGTTCGTTGTATTTTCTCCGCTCACTGTCCCGTCGTTCGCTCTCCCGCCGCCGTTTCTGTCGTTCAGCCTCCGTAGCCTCTGCTTTTAATTGCGCTCTCCCCTCTCGGTTCAAGGCCTTTGCTATCCGCTCCGCTATTTCATCGAGGTCTTTTTGAGTCTTGTAGCTGGCGGCGCTATACCGATGTGGACCACCAACCAACCTCCAATAATCCATGCAATACCGATCACACGATTTGTCAGGTAATCGCTCTTCGTCCGGATCTACCGCCCCTCGTTTTTCCCATACATCAACCGGGTCTCCATAAGTGTAATCTTTATACGACAGGTGCGTTATTCGGCTGTATTTGTCGCGATATATGGTCATCCCCACCATATCCGCCCACGTTTCCAGCTTTCTATTATCATGGTCGTACCGGTATTTAGCCCGCCTATCCATTCACCACGGATCCAATGACGGTTTTACCCGGTTTCGCCTCCTCGTTGTCTTCCGGCGCTTTGGGCAGCGGTATCCAATGCGTGACGGTTGTTAGATACGCCTCAGGGACAACCATGTTCCGTGTCAACATTACACGGTGGCACATCGCGCCGTAGTAGAGGCTTTTCCCTCTGTAGTAGCCTATCTCAACCCCATCTCGACCAGCATTGCAGACGATGACCTTTTGATCCTTCTTCGGCGCTCGTTTCTCAAAATCAATCCACTTTCGGCCTAAATATAAACTGCCATCTTCCCCCTTGCGCTCCGTTAAGATACGCACATCTTCCTTGTAAATACCGAGTTGGATGGAGCTTTCCTTTGCTTCTATCTGTAATTTTTCGATCTGCTCCTTTAACGACCTGATCTCTGCATTTGTGAGCGCCTCCTTCTTCTTGCTATCTCGCAACGCATCCACACCTTCTCGTAATAGTCCGTTTGCCCTACGATTCAGGCGGCCGATTTCGTTCGCGTGCGACATTTTGAGGCGGCCGATTTCGTGCGCGTGCGACATTTCGAGAGATAATATCGCCCGTCGTCCGACTATTTTACTTGCACGGTCCAGCAACGATGATAACCACCCGAGAATTTTTCCCCTCCTTTTTGCAATTATAGATTTTTTAACCATTTTTATCTCCTCCCTCAATCACACGCACACCCTACTAGAACGGCACATCATCATCCGGCGCCTGATACTCTCCAGCCTCGGCGCTATCGACTCCCGGCTCCCGCTGGACGGCGCCTTCCGACGACTTTCCGCCGAGCATTTTCATTGTTTTTGCAATAATCTCTGTCACGGAGTGCTTGGCGCCCTCTTTGTCTTCCCAGGCCCTGGTTTGTATTTTCCCCTCAATGAATACCAAAGATCCCTTTGATAAATATTTCCCGCAAATGTCAGCGAGTTTGTCCCACGCGACGACTCGATGCCATTCCGTTTTTTCTTTTTTCTCGCCATCTTTTGTCCAGGTTTCAGAGGTAGCCACAGAGAATGAGGCCGTCTCTGTTCCTTGTGGTGTGTAGCTGATCTTTGGGTCCTGCCCGAGCCTGCCGATTATTTGAGCCTTATTGAACATGAGCCCCTCTTTTCTTCCGATAGTCCGGCATATTAATCTTCACGACACGCATATCCGACAGCCTGGATGCGATCCTCGCGCTCAGTGTTTCCTCTATCTCCTGTAATCCGAGATTTGATGTAATGATTGTCCGCTTGCAATTCCGGTTTCTCCGGTCGATGATAAGAAATAACGTCGTGATGGAATATTCCGTCGTTTTTTCTGCGCCCAGATCATCGAGCACGAGGACAGGACATGACGAATAGCGATCAATAATTTCTTCTTCCGTATAACCGGCTCCCTCTCGAAACGCCCCGCGGATTTTGAGGAGCAATTCCGGCGCTGTGATGAATTCCGATCCATCCGGACTTTCCCGAAACACAGCCACAGCGATGTGAGTTTTTCCACTACCTGTCTTTCCGCTCAGAAATATGCTTTCACCAGTCTCTTTGAGCATCTTAATTGCCGTGATGATCTTTTCCCCACCCTCGAAATTCTCCAGTGTGCAATTTCGGTATTTCATAGGGATCTTGTTTTTCAAAACTGGAGCAAGATTTATCTTCTCAACAATTTCCAGCGCCGGCTTTAATTTCTCCGCTTTCCCTTTTGCCCGTTCGATTATTTCATCCAAGCCATCCTCATCCAATTTCGAGATCGACTGGATAGGGTTGTTCGTCAGATTTAGCTCCTCCCGTTTTTGCTGGAGTCTTTCCTGTGCTGCCTGTAGTTCGTCCATTGCCGTTTTCCCTCACTCTCTCGATAACCCAATTCAGGATTGTGTGATAATCAGAGTCGTATTTTTTACCCTTCGATTGCTTATAATTATTCAGGTATTCGATAGCTTTTACGGTATCGGCCTCACCAAACTTTTGTAACAGCGTGGCGTGCTGTTTGTCCGACAAGCGAACATCGTCGAGAAACAATTTCTTCTCGCACGCGGGTGTATTCTCCTTCCCTTTCTTTTCTATTCTTTTCTTTTCTATTCTATTCTTTTCTATTCTATTCTTATCCTGTGCCGAGTCCTCGGGTAGCCCTCGGGGAGTATTAAGGGAGGCCTCGCCTGATCCCTCTAAAATATCTTCAGGCGGCTCAGGATTTTTCCACTTAGAGGGGTTATCCACTTTCTGATGAACAGAAAAAGTTCTAATAAAATAGAACTGTTCGCCATTGTGTGTGAATGGAATAATGGCTTTTATGACCTCTAATTCGGTGATCCATTTTTGAAATTCAGCCACTTTAATTTCGTCATATGGATAAATGTTATTTTTCATCCATACCGGATGACCTTTAACGACACCATAATCGTCTGACTGAATCAAAATACCAATAAAGGTCAGTCTCGCATCCCTAGAGACAGACGAGAGTTTCTCGTCATCAAAAAATTCAGGCTTAACAGTTCGAAGCCTAGCCATCTTTTTGCGCTCCCGTTGCGCCCGATTAGTTTAAGCGGAAGGGCCGGTCGGGATTCCGGCCCGTTCGGTGTACCGCCTATCCGCCGTTTTTATAGAACAGAAACAGGTCCTGCAATCCTAATCCTTCAATCACGTCCTCGATGGATCTGGCCACAAACGCCGTTCCGCCATGATTGTTAATGTCATTGATGAACTCTTGTTGATAACTACTTACAATTCCTTTGGATGTTTTCACCTCAATGGCTATTAATCGCCCGTTATGGATGCCGAGTATGTCCGACACGCCGCGTTTAGCCCCGAGGGTTTGGTATACCTTCCAGTGGTATATTCCCGCATGATTCAGCACGCTGCGGATCTGCTTTGTCAGGATCGCTTCGTTTGTTTTCATTGATATCCCACTCCAAAATCTTTATTTCCTGTCCGTGTCTGAGCAGATAATAAACGTTCTTTTTGTGTCCAGGCTTGCAGATATATTTATAATTCGGCCCGTGATAATTACTGAGGCGCACAATCTCCTGCTTCTCTTCCGGTGTCCAGTTTTCCACATAGGAGCTTTGTGGGGATTGTCCGCAAGATATTAATAATATCGGGATGATAATGAGCGGTCCGCCTCTATTCATTCGGTTGTTCTTTTTTCGCAATTGCCGCGGCGGCCATAATTACAGCACCACCCAGAAATCCTATAGCCAGCATAGCGAGTGCCAGCCAGTAGTTGATTTCGCATGGAGATGTAGCCGAACACGAATCAATCATACCGTCGCCCCTCCTTCACAGGTTTACTAAGTCATACTTAGTAAACCTTGTATCAGTCTGATTTTAGGTATAAATTGGGGTTAAATTCAGCCTCATGGAGCACACGAGTAATGGCCAAAAGAATTTCCTTCTTCAGTTTCTTTTTAAACGAAAAGGGAAGTTTATCGATCATGGATTTCGTTATTTCAGGGATTTTCAACGAGAAAACCGCAGTGCACTTGTCGATATCTTCAATGTCGGGCATCAACATCTTTTCCTGTATGGAATAGGTTAAAGAATTTAATGTCGGAAAATAAATACCACGTCATTTATCTGCACTCCGAAGCAGCGAAGAATTTTCGAGATAAGGGTACGAAGACCATTTATCTAAGGTACAACCTTGTTGACGCAATACTTGAAGTGGCGTCCCATAAAAACCAGCTTGGGTTTTTTGGCTTAGAGACAGCCCACGAGCAATCAACGGATCGGGATAGGTCATGATGTTTTTCCCTCTTGGTTTGGATATATTTGTGGAAAATACCTTTGTGTATGTGTTAATTTGGAGAGGACGTTCGACCGATGGCCGTGGGGGCTTGTTTCGGTTTACTTGCCCTCCCCATTTTTGTCTGGTAGCGGGGGCCGGAATCGAACCGGCGTGGTTGAGCTTATGAGGCTCATGGGCGACCACTGCCCCACCCCGCATTATTTTCAGGGCAGGCGGGGCTCACTGGAGGAGGGCGTGGCGTACGCGCCTTGAAGTTCCTTTAAACCCCGCTCGCACATGTTACTTATGATGCCTCTTGATGCGATAATCTCTAATGTGAATGTTTCACGGCTCATTAAAACTTTAGTCCCAAATCTTTAAAAGGAAACGCAAATACAACTTTGGCAAATAAAGTATTTTTTCGGTTAAACATGGACATTACACCTATTATTTCATCCCTTAAAGCTGCATATGATCTTGCAAAAGGCCTAAGTTCCTTCAAAACAACTGAAGAAGTAGGTAAAGCCGTAGCCCCATTGCTTGATGTCATTTTGTCCGCCATGTCAAAAATAGAGAATCTTGAGGCGGAGAAGCTTGTCCTGGTCCAAACGGTGGAGACTCTTACAAAGGAGAACACGGAGTTTACTAACTGGTCCAAGACAGAGACATGCTACAAACTTCACGAATTGGCTCCGGGCGTTTTCGTCTATGCGTATCAAGGTCAGGAACACCCAATGCACTATCTTTGCGCAAACTGCTTCAGCAAAAAACAGAAAAGCATCCTTAATCAACTTGAACCTAAGCTTAGCGGTCTTCATTACAAATGCCCTATTCGATCCTCTTGGTTTTTGAAAAGCCAGATACAGAAAATCGCGACAACGCTGACTGGTGGCGTCAATTATCTTTGCGGTTGCGGAATGTCGCCAAGCAGAATAAAGAAATTGAATTGCTTGGAGAAAACGTATTGCTGATTCCGTTAAATAAAAGGCTCGAAGTTTTTTCGGAGATTTTTCCCAATTCCGATCAGCGAACATCGTATCCATATAAGTATCTAATTTTAACAGAAGATATGCCGTGGCGGCATCCAGACTGATTTTCATTGATTCTCCTGGGTTCGTAAATGCTCCCGGATTCGATTTAATACTTCAGCCGACCCTGGCCCGCGGCGATATCCGGACAGGGCCATGCTGATTGAATTTCGATTGATCCTGAGCTTTTTGGCAAGGATGGTTTGGCCGCCTCTTTTGGCGAAACCTCTCTCGGCCATGAGCCGGATGCAGTCTTTACGGAGATTATCGTTTTTCATGTAATAAAAATTTCATGGAGAATTAACTTTCGTCAGATATGGGCTTGGAACATTCGGCTACCTGTCGGGCGATAATTCTTGGGAAACGTTCGAGGGCTTCCTCAAGGGTATCGCCTCGAACGCCTATTTCCCAATTACCGGGATTGTATATGGCAATTTCAAATCCATCTTCGTTTCGACAAAGGCGAAAGTTGGCCCTCAAATCACCGGACTCAAATCCGGCTTTGAATTCGGGGTTAATCATATTTTGTGCCTCTCTCAAGCATAAAAGGTATCGTCAAAGCATGAAAGAACAACATAATCAAAATTGCCCGCTATGCGGAAAATCCGCCGTTTTTACATTCATTGACAACGGAAAAAGAAAAAGATTCTCCTGCGAAAAGTGCAAAACGTTTGTTATTAC